AAGTGGGTGATGAGGTTCTTCTGGGTTTCTTTGAGCGTAGTGTTGATAACTATCTTTATAGTGATGGTAGCAAGCCTATTGATCCTCAAGATTACCGCAAGCATGATTATAACGATGCTGTTGCCATCATTGGATTAAACACTTTCAAGAGTGCTCTTGGGATGCACCCAGAAGACACAGTGCTGATGATGAATGTCGGGACAGGGCAAGAGTGTAAACTGTCCCTAAAACCTTCTGGAGACGTTGTATTAGATACACCAACGAAGTTCATTGTAAATGCCACAGGTAATGTTGAAGTAAACACATCTGCTGATGCTGTTGTAAATGCTTCGGGTAACATGACAGCCACTATTGGTGGTGATACTACGATTGATTGTGGACAGACTACCATTACAGGGGAAGTTAGGATTGATGGCGGCCTCAGCGTAGGTAGTGACGTTCAAACTGATGCAGGCTTTAGTGCTAACAACCATAAACACATTGGTAATCTTGGCAAACCGACCAGTAAATTTATTTAAGGTAATATATGAGCTTATCAGCAAGTTCCTGTGCGTCTGCAATCAACGCAGCGATGAACAGCTACCTTAGTACCTATCCGGCAGGGAACTTCGCTACAGCCTTCGTCAGCGCTTACAAAAGCTACTCGCAAACTGGAGTATTGTCGGCTGGAGGTGGTGTTGCTGGAAGTGAGGATGATTCAATTCTAACTAACTTCTTTAATAGCTTTACAAGTGACACTACTGATGCTGCATTTGGCGCAGCTATGGCGCAGTATTGGAGCACATGCCTGCTTGTGCCAAGTGGTGGTGCGATTAGTGTTGTTAATGATGCAGCAGGTAAAGCTGCTGCATTTACAGCAGCAATTGCATCAAGCTACCGCACTACAGAAACAAATCCCCCTTATCTCCATTTCATACAAGCAATTGAAGATGTAGCTAAGACCATCCAATGGACTGTGACACTTCCATTACCACCTTTTGTAAGAGTCGAGACGGTTAGTTAAACATGCTTAAATTAGACCCCGTTACCCATGACTTGGTTATTGAAAACTTCTCATACGCTTTCTTAAAGAACGATATGGAAGATTTAAACCAAAGATTAAAAGTGAAGCTATTAACAAACAGAGGTGAGTGGTTCTTTGATAGAACTTACGGTATCCCATATTTTGATGAAGTGTTTGTTAAAGGTGTAAAGAAAGATCAACTAGACGATATATTTAAGATTGCGATCTCACAAGAACGTAATGTAGATAGTATCGTTTCATATTCAAGTGTTTTAAATTTATCTCAAAGAACCTTTTCTATTGAAGCTAAAGTAAAGAAAAAAGGTGGAGAGATAGTTCCTATTTCCCTATCATTCTAATTATCAGAAGGGAGCCTTAAATTGGCCGGAATTACCGCTAGTGGATTTACAAGAAAAACCCTTCCTGAAATCCTACAAACAATGAATGATAAGCATGTTGCTAGATATGGCAGTGCTTGGGTTCCAGACACAAATAACCCCTTATATAATCTCATGGTTATCTATGCTGAAGAAGCAAGTGATTTATGGGAAGCACAACAACAAAGCTACGATGCAAGATTCCCTAAAAGTGCAACAGACATTAGTTTAGATAATGTGTGTGACATGGTGGACATACAACGTATTGATGCAGCTAAGTCTTCTGTGTCGCTAGAGTTCACAGGCTTAGTTGGCACTGTTATACCGAGTGGAACATCCCTTAAAGTGGCAGGTACAGAAGATAGATTCTTTACCACTTCAACTAAGACTCTTTTGGCTACCCAGTTTTCAGACATTACATTAAGTATCTCGTCTGTTGTAAACAGCACTGTTTACTCATTAACTGTAGATAATACAGTTGTCAGCGTGACATCGAGTGGAAGTGCAACAGCTAACAGTATTCTTGTACAACTTCTCGCAGCTTTAAGTGTAATTACAAACTGTACTTGCACGATGCCTACCAGTACAACATTGCGTATAAACGTAACTGAAATAAATAGCGTTCTCCCTATCGTTGTAGGGGCGAGAATTGCAATTAACTCTGTATCTGATATTGTTACAGCAGAGGCAGAATTTGATGGGGTAGTTAAAGCCCCTGTTGGTACATTGAATGCCTTATTAGTACCAATATCAGGAATCGCTTCTGTAAATAACTTAGCCGCTGCAACTGAAGGTAGGGTTGAAGAGACCGACGAAGAATTACGTATCAGAAGATATGATTCTGTTCAAATTATTGGGGCATCTACTAACGCAGCTATCACAGCTAATGTTAGAAATTTAGATGGGGTTGTAGCAGCATTTATTATTGAAAATAAGACATTCTCTACTGATGTTGATGGTAGACCCGCTAAGTCATTTGAAGTTATTGTTGATGGTGGGGATACTCAAGAGATAGCTCAAAAGATTTGGGACTACCACCCTGTAGGTATTGAATCCACAGGGGATATAACTCGCACAGTCTACGATGAAGATGATGTTCCTCAAACTGTAAAGTTTAGCCGACCTGTTGTTGTCTACATTAAATTAGAAATTGATTACACCAAATATGACGAAGAGTCTTTTGCTGTTACTGGAGAAGATGGTATTAAAGCTGCTGCACTGACATACGGACAATCTTTAAACATTGGTAATGATGTGATACCTGATAGGTTCAAAGGTAATATCTACAGTAGTGTAAATGGAATTGAGAATCTTGTAATAAGAGCTTCTAAATCATACGATGAAATTACATGGACTACATTATCTACCTCTCGCATCCCAATTGGACGCAAAGAGAATTCAACCTTTGATATTACACGAATTGTTGTAAACGAGGTATAACTATGGATAATTATTTCTCTCAGAACTTCGAGGTATAAATATGGTAGATCATGTAAGCAATGGACTATCTAATCTCATATCTCAGTACGAAGATAGTGAGAATCTAAAATTTCTATTACAAACTTTCTTAGAAGAGTTGCAAGAGATTGAAGACGTTAATACGGAAATGCTATTGCAAGATAGTATTGCTAACGCTGAAGGTGTCCAATTAGATGGGATCGGTGAACACTTGGGTAGACGTAGAGAAGGTCTTACTGATACAGACTACCGTGTAGCCCTCAATATCCAAAAGATATTAAACGCGGGTGAAGGTAGATTCCATACAGCCCTACAAATGTGGCGTACTGTGATGGGAAGTAATACTGTCACAATGACAGAAGAATTCCCTGCTGGTGTATCTTTATATTCAGATGTTGGCGCTCCCACTCTTACACAACTAGAAATATTCACACAAACCCTACCAATCACAGTTACAGCAGCCATCACAGCATCTTACTCGGTTAATGATGCCTTTTGCTTTGATGGTGGAGTAGGTAGTGGGTTTGGTACTACAGAAGATAGTTCAATTGGTGGTGAGCTTATTAGCCGCTACACAAACATAATTTAATAGGAGAATGGTATGCCTTATAGCAGACCTACGGTATTTCCTGATCTAGCTCTTAATGATGTAAACAATGGTTTACTTGGAGCACCAAACGTACAAGAACCACCTTCAGATTTAAAAAATGATGGTTGGGATTACGGTCAGAAACCAGAAAGAGAGTTCTTTAACTGGTATGGTAGAGTTACAAATAACTGGATTAAATACTTAGATGAGAAAATTACTAGCATACTGGCCAGTATAACATCTTCTGAAAGTAAGAATCAAGATGCTTACATGTTTTTTAGGAATCAGTCATAATGAGTGTAGGAATACTTGGTCAACACAATTCTGTTTCAGCAACAACCACAATGGTTTATGAAACCCCTGTCAGTAAAAAGGCTGAAATAAGTATTATAGTGATGAATACAGGAGTGGATACTAAATCAGTAACTCTCTACATTACAAAAGATGCTTCCCCCGCTACGAAAGATATAATTCAGTATGAAACAATATCTACTACATCCGTGGGTTTTGAAAGAACTGCTTTAATTTTAGAAGCAGGAGATAAAGTATTTTACACTGGAACTGCCAGTGGAATAGCTGTTACGGTGGTAGGTATAGAAAGTGATTTAGGTACTAACGTAATAAGTATATGTCCTCCTGTCATTAACTCTAACACCACAACGGATATATTCGTACCTTCAGTAGCATCTATCGTAAATCTCACAGCATCCATTACGAGCGGAGTAGTTACAGATTCAGCAACACTGTTGGTGTACTTAACTCACCAAGTCAATCCTGTTGGGGTTATGATCCACAAAGAAACCTTAACAACTAACTCCACAGGTTTTGAAAGAACGGGTATCGTTGTCTCATCCGATTGGAAAATAAAAATAGTGTCAACAAATGTGTCTGGCAATATAGCCACGCACATACACGGTTATAAGGTAGTGTAACATGGGTTATAAGAAATTTGGTTCAACCAGTAGTGAGACTCTGCCTGTTGGTAGTCTAGTCCCCACAGTTTTAAAGATAAATGATCCAACAAAACCTAATTGGGTAAACTTAAGTATTACCAACCAACTGTTAGACACTACAGCTTATCCATCTTTTGTTGGTATTACCGAAGGTGTTTTAGTGGCTGATGTTTTACCATCGACCCCCGCAACTGGAAATAACCTCCAGACATTACTAGATGCTGATTCTAAAACGATAGGAATGGCAGTAAAGCGTACTAATTATTTTTGGGTACTCGGGGTATCTGCAAGCGGTACAGAGCAGTGTATGTACAGGAGTGCAGATGGTCTCACTTGGACTAAAGTTGGAAACTTGTCCCCAATAACATCTACTGCGTATATAGGTAACATATACGAGTACAATGGAAAAGTGTATGTTGTAAATTATGGCAATGGTATCTACGAGTCCACAGATAGTACAGGTACAACTTTTGTAAGAAAGACCTCCACACAAACTTACCATGTGATGAGTTATAATGCAGGGTTATTTGTAATTGGTTCTGAGATTGACGGTAAGATATACACTACAACAGATCATGTTACTTACACTCTAAGGTATACAAGTTCGATTACAGGTTCTAACGTTTACGCTTCCAAACCCTTGTGGGTTCCTAGTCTAAGTAAGTGGTGTACAGCGTCTTGTGATAATGCTGGTGGTGTAGCTAAATTTGCATCCTCCTCTGATGGTATCTCAGGTTGGAGTGAGGTTAGTATTGGAACTTTCGCAAGTGGTAATAATAACATCGAGTTGAATTTTTTAGATGGCAAGCTAATGGCATGTGGTGCAAATGGATCTAACAGATTCTACAGCTCAAATGGTGGGAGTTCTTGGACATTTTTTGCCATCAATATTAGTTCGTGGAGCACTTACAACTATAATGGAGAGACTAATAGCGTAGTAGCAGGTGACGGTTACTATTACCCACAGTCAACAGGATCAGCTAAATTTATAAATACAGTAACCCCTACCCCCTCTGAAAGAGCAGTTAGCAATCTAGGAGGAAGCACTCAATTAGGTAAGTTCTTCGATGGAACTTATGTCTACTGTTTGAACCAAAACGCTTCCAACCAATTAGGAGTAATCAGATTAACCTATGCCCCAACATTAGGTAAAGTAATCCTCCCTGACAGCGACAATATGATGAGGGTTTACTAATGCGTAAGGTGTATTTATATGACGTTAGTGGTTACTTTCTCAGGGTTGAGTGGTTCCCAGAGGGTATCTCTGTAAACAATGCCACAGAAACTTCTATACCTTCTGGCGATGTCTTGGAAGAAGGTAATGTCTGGAGGTTCAATAACACAGAGTGGGTACAAGTGTTAAAGCCTTCTCTTCCTGCCCAATCCCCTCCTGAAGAGGTGGTTACAGGTTTTGGTAGAATAATAACAGAACTCGCATACCGTAAGAGATTTACTCAAGCAGAAAAAGTAGCAATCCAAATTGCATCTTACGGTAGTAACCCAATCAACGCTACTTTAGCAGTTAATTTGGCAGACTTAGCAGCAGCCAGATATGTTCACCTAGATAGACAAGACTCTCACGATAGTACACATGCACTTGAACTAGCAGGATTGATAGGTGTTGGAAGGGCAGATGTAATTCTTTCTGATCCTGTTTACTCTAACGAACTCCTTACTGAAACTAGACTGCATTACGGACTATCTCCGATCCCATCAGAAACAGAAATGTTAGTTAATGGTGGTAGGGGTTATGCCTCATTGAATGATTACCTAGCTAATGAAACCCTATAAGAGATTAAAGATGACAAATAAATCAACAGAAAAAGAAGTAGTTACCCCCACTCCTGTGGCTAAACCTATCCCCGAATTCGATCAATATATTAACGTAATCCTTACTAAAGAATCTTACGAAGTGGTGAAAGCTGCTGTAGTCAAGTACCCTGAGAAGCTTGCTAAGATTATGCAATATGTAAACTCTCCAGACTTCCAGCAAGAACAATTAAAAGAAGTATTCTCTCGTCCAGTGTTCTAAGGGCTACACAATGCAAACTGCACCAATTATCTTTGCTAGTAATAATAAACCATTTTCCCTATTAATTAAATTAGGTACGCTGAGTAATTGGTGCCACTGTGCAATTCTTGATGGTGAATATGTAATTGATACAACATTAGCTACAGGTTGTAGACGTATTCCGGTACATGAGTGGGTGAAACATTACCCTAAATATGAAGTAGTTCAGATGCCTATCGTAGATAAAGAATCTGCTATTGAATTAGCAAGAAGTTGGGTAGGTAGTAAATACGATTGGCTTGGAATATTCTCATTCATTATTCGTAAGAATTACCAAGATGAAAAGAAGTATTTCTGTAGTGAACAGATTGCAATCTACTTAGGGGTTAAGAATATTCCTTGGAGATTATCACCAGCATTCTTATATAGAATGTACAGAACAATGAGAGGCTATATTCTATGACATACACAAAGAACCCTAAGATTGTAAAACCTAAGCTGAACTTAAGAAATACATTACTTGGGTTGGGTTTCTCCTCTGCTGTTGTAATCTCTGCCACACAACTTACAGCTCCTTCTGAAGGATTAGTTCTTACTCCTTACTTAGACGTAGTAAATGTCGCCACAGCCTGTTATGGCACCACAGATAATAATAACATTGGTGTTGTAATCAAAGATAAAGTGTACACAGAACAAGAGTGTACCATTATGTTAGCTACAGAGCTTGAAGAAATAGAAAAACAAATCACACCAATGATTAAAGCTCCTATTAATGATTACCAGAAAGCGGCATTCTTAGACTTCTCTTATAATGTTGGTGTTGGTGCATTTCAAAAGAGTAGTGTGTTAGGTTTTCTGAATGCAGGTAACACTAAAGCATCTTGTGAATCTTTAATGAAATATGTATTTGCTGGGGATTGTAAAGAAGGACAAAAGAATTGTGTTCTTACAGCTAGTGGTAAATGGAAATCAAAGTTGAATGGTTTAGTTGAACGTAGGAACTTAGAAATGAAATATTGCTTAGGTGAAATTAAATTACAGGATGACCGTAAATAATGACTCAGCCAGCCGTAAATATTCAGATTCAGTCAGACGGATTATTACCGCGTGGAACTAGCGCATATCCTATTGATGGGACTAGGCCATCTGTTGGAGCTTTCACTATTTGGGGCACGGTTGCGAATGGAAACCGAATTTCACTGCGCTCAAATGCTGGAATTTTTGGTGATACCGGCGCAGTCGTAGCATTCAGAACAGTGCTAAGAGGATCAACGATAGGGCAAGATTATCCTGTTACAGATTTTATTGGTAACGCTTCTGTTGCTTACGATGACGCGTACCGATTAAAAGTGGTGGAAGCACCAGATTTGGCATATGGAAAGGCGATAGTATTTGGTGCCGTAGAGTCAAATGCAACACTGCCAAATTCAACACATCACGGCAAGCTTGCCATAAATTATGCGGCACCTGCGAGTAAGACCTTCTACCACTGCATCAATCAGTTTCCTACTGCAAACCAAGTGAATGCTCTTGCCATCCTAGATGGGTATAGTCTTTGGCAGTTCAAAGAATGTTGGGAAATGGACAGCAATAGTGGCAGCAGTGATGTAACTAAGGTTGACTGGTATCCGTCACCAGAGGGAAGTTTTTGGTATACGTCTACAGATAACTTGACTTACTATTGGCCGGAAGGTTGTGGTTTTTCCACTAACGACAACGCTGGTAATCCTACAAACTATTCTGCTGGAAGTCGTCTTTACGAAGTTACTAATACCGCACCAGAAAAGATAAATTCAAGAATCGCACCGAGTGGATTATCACAAACTGGGAACCCCGTAATCACACAGATTTACTCTAAACTCGACACATCAAACGGTTATTTCAAACGAATAGATGTTGAGCAAGGCGTTAAACAGCTTTATTTCATTGATCGCGCAGGCGGAAATAGATCAGTTAATAACGGCCTCGGCGTAACTGTTGATCGCTTAAAAATGCCTGGCTACATAAGAGGCTACAATGAACCAGACGGAGCCAACTGGCTTTATCAAGACATCTACAAAGCTGTCGGTGAGGGCGCTCCGGCACGCATAGAAATGACAGATAATGCAACGTTTTATTCTTCGCTTAAAAAGACAATATTTACAACTGAATACCATGCTGCATCGGGCAATCAAGTCGATGTGATTTGTGAATTTGGTTGTATGTGGAACGAAACTATCACTGGCAAGTACCTACACGCTATTGATAAAACTGATACTCGTACAGGCGGCTCGGCTGCACTATAAAAAGGTTTTGATATGGGCGTAAAAGTATTCGAGAACCAGCCGAAAGTAACTGGGCTAACGGCCAGCAATAACTCCGGCACAGGTGCCTACAATTTAAATATTGATATTTCGGCGATATTGACAGCGGCAGGCTACACTCTTCCCTCTGATGCGACTGGTGTATTAATCAAAACAACGCTTAACAAAAGCTTTGGTACTGGGCAGTGGGTAAAAATTAGATCGAGCGGGAAAACAACTCCGCATGTTAATTTAAGCATGCCAGCAACTGCACGGTATGATTTTATTCCGTTTAACGGTTCATCGAAGCTCTTAGATTTTTATACTTCTGACATTACAAATTATGATTTCAGAATTATATTGGCAACAGATAGCACATGGACATATTTTGATGTAGATGCAACCCTACCGCAAATTACTGCAACAGGGGGATCATTTCAGACCAAAACAATTACTCAAGTGCCTGCAAATTCCTCTGTTATTACTTCGGGGACTGGTACGGGAGCTAAAGCAAATTTATGTTTGGAAAAATGGCGCCCTGTAGGAACCGCAACTACGTCTACTACCCACACTGGTACGCAAATGTTCTATGTGGACGGAAGCAAGCAGGTTCAATTCTCTACTAACGTACCGACAGAATTAGTTGCCTATACAATAAGCGGTGTCAACTGGAATTCATGGCGAACAGTGCAAGAGACGTATACTCCAGGCACGTCATGGACTACAGCTACACAAACGGCGGCGGCTGGCAAAAAAGCACTATTTTTAGAATTCGATAAAACCGGACTTACTCAGTGGATCGATTTTAAAGCCACAGGATCAACATACCCAATCATTGCGAATATTACTCAGAACGGGTACGACGAAGGGTTTTTCACTGCTGTAAATAGCTCCGGTCAATGGGATTACTCAATAGAATCGCCGCTCACTGGCTCCCTATGGTTAGCAGCTACCTATGATGATTATGTAAACGCATCAATATCAAGCATTGACCAACTGGTCGAAGGCGCAACTAGCACGGTTATATTTTCTTCATCATTTATCCCGACTGGAATAACGTTAAACGATGGCGTTAGCACTATTACTGTTACATCGTTTTCAGGATCTGGCACTACATGGACATTCACTTGCCCTGCGCTTACAGATTCTACGCTTGGGATTAAAATTAAATCGGTAACTGTGACTGCAACTGACGGGGTAATAACCACTTCGTCATTTAATAGCAATTATACAAAAACTGGATATGTAGGGCAAGTCCTTGCAAGTGTATCTCCTGATGCAATCGGCATTGGGTTTTCTCCTGCTGTGCAAGCTGGCGACCAATTTGTATATGATCCTACGCACATCACAATTGATGATATGGGTATTCTAACTTCTGACGATATAGCATCGTCACAAACTGCATGGCATTATTCAACATCGGACTTTAAGTGGCGCAGCTTTGATATTACGACAGAAAGCGGTGGGTTGGTGGTTTCAGGTAAACAAATGCCTTCCTTAGCTATTGGGTACGGTATTGGAATTTAATTTTAAACAAATAAGAGAGAGATAAAATGGCTTTAATAGGTAGTGCAATTGCAAGGGATATATTCCCAATTACAAAAC